AACTCAAGGATTTTGTTTATAGGACTTTGACGTATAGGTTTTATATTTTCAGGTCTAGCTCTAGGTCTTAAAAAACCTTCTTGTTCTAAAGGTAAATCTTTTGATGGTTCAGTCTTTGTTAGATCAGGCTCTTCTTCCATTACTTTTTTAACAGTTTCTTTTAAATTACTGTCTAAATTTAACTTAGGCCTATCTAATTTTTGTTGCTGTCTCATAGAAGCTTCAGGAGTATAGGGTTTACTTGTAGTTGGATCTATTACAGCAGGATCAGCAAATCCAACCGTTCCCATAGCTCTTTCAGTTTGACTAACCATTAACTTTCTCTCTTAATCTTAACAAAGAACGCAATGCACGTATTTCTCCTTGAAGCCTGTACATCTCGTCAAGTTCACGAGACTGCTCAAGGGATACATGAGTGAAAGCAATCCGTTCAGCAATTTCTTCGATAAACGGACTGTACAATTCAGGATTGTTGACAAAAGGTTTAAGTGTATTATTCACAACAAGTTTCATTTACTGTATCGGTTGTTCGCCAGTATTGCCTGAGAAGCCCTGTTCTCCTGGCTGAGGCGCTGTTCCTGTTCCTATGGTACCTCCCCCACTACCTTGGGTATCCTGTACCTGTACGCCAGCAGGAGCGCCCTGTGAAACACCTTGCTGTGGAACGCCTGGTTCAGGCTGTGGTGGTGGATTAGCTTCTTGGAACTTTTTAAGAATCTCAGCCTGTACTGCAGCCTGTGTCATGTTGTTGCCAACCTTATCAGGATCAAGATCCATAGACTTAGCAATCTCACGTACAATATAATCCATACGTGCAAATGGTGCCAGTGCTGGATTTTGTACAACTTGCAAGAACTGCATCAAGCGTTGACTACGTACTTCATTAGCCATCAAGCTTTCTGTACCACGAGCTTTAACTTCTAGATCTCCTTTAATTTCTTTATCAAAGTCAAACTGCATGTTAAAGTTAAAAAATGCTTTACCAAGTGGAGCAAGCAGATAGTCATCTATGTTTTTAACTACATTCCGTATACTACCGTTGGCAGCAGACATAAGCATAGAAATACCAGAAGCGGTACGACCCACACCAGATACTCCCGTTTGACCATGAGCAAACGAAGGAAAACCAGTAGACTCATCAGCTAACACCCTTGCTTTGTCAAACATCTGCATATTTTCGTTTGATACGTTTGGAAACTTAGTGCCAAAAATAGCCTGTCCTGGTGCTCCACCCTGACGCCTAAAGACTTTTCCAGGATATACAGACAAATCCTGACCAGGAACTAAGTTAGTTTCATCTACTTCAATAAGTAAGTTACCTGACAGCGCAGCATTATCTACAGCCATACGCATAAACCCATTCATAAGAGTTTGCGTATCGTCCATATTTTCTGCAATACCTACTCCAAAAATACTGTAAGGATTCATTTCGTAAGGAGCCGCAAAGTATGGAATATAAGCAGGAGTAAATGGATTCATTACCAATCGCAACACCTGACCGTTACAAATCCAAACATTTACACTTAATTGTTCAGCATCTCTGAGGTCTTTTGGAATATCAATATCCTGTTGTTCAAGAATTTCTGTATCTACAAAGCCCCAAAATTCTAAAACTTCAAAACGTTCTGATTTAGACTCCTGAGAGTCATCTTCCATAACTTGCTCCCACCATTCCTTTGTGTAAGATTCACCAAGGCGCAGTGCATTGTCAATTGCATTTTGACGGAAGTAAGGACGATTTTTTAATGCACGTAATTGTGATCTAGACATTTTGTGTCTTTCAATTACATACTCTGCTTCTTCCATTGTAGCAGCATCTGGATCAGGATAAAAATTCCAAATAGAAACAGAAGTAGTTTGAGGAATGGTTTTAAACACGGGAGAATAATTACCTTCTTCATCCCAGTTTGCATATTCTTTATCTACTGCAAATGGACCTTTCATAATACCAGTGCCAAACAAAGCAGACTCAAATGCAGCAGCACGCAAATGTTTCTTTGCATGAGATTCTTCTAGTTGGTCATGTATTTTCTTTTCCATTTTTTTAGCTGCAACTTCTGCAGGAAAAAACTGAGGAGAAGTAGGGGTTTTAGCATATCCAGGTTTTACTTTATCAATTACTGGCGCAAGAGTTTTTTCTAAACCTGCCAAACGTTCTCTAAACTCTTGATAAGTTTCACCAGGAAGTAAATCAGGCATAGACTCATTAGCTTTTACTTGATCAGGATTTGTTTCAAAGTTTACAACTTCCTCTACGTTGTCTGGAAGTCTGGTTGGATCAATACTAATAGGAAATTTATTTCCACCAAAAAGAACATCTGCAATTTGTCCATATGCAGCAAGAACTTTTGTCTTTGTAACTTTTACAAAAACTTGAGATTTTTCTGTAGAAGTAAATTGTACATCAGGCCCATAAATGCCTCGGTAGTTTCTATAAGCTTGTATCCAACGTTGTTCTTCTGTTTCTCTGGCTGTTTCAGCTTTTGAGTATTTTTCTTCTACAAAAGAAATAATTTGACCAGCTTTTGGATCAGAATATTCTTTTGGTTTTACATCATCAATAGAGGAACTTTCTACCCTATCCATGATCATTTCTTCAAAGTCTTCTTCCATGTTTTACCCTTAATAGCCAAATCTTGAGTCGGCAGCTTGAAACCCTGTCTTTAAATTAGAGACATCAAAGTCAAATAAATTACTTCTTGGTCTTGTCATTATACCGTATCTTAAAGCGTCATACAAGTGGTCTTCTGCATTTGTATCTACATCTTCTGGATTATTTTTATCCAAAGGTATGGCAGGTAGCTGAGAAATGGTATGCTTACAAGTGTTAAAAAATACGAGTCTTGGTTCTTCAGTAAACTCATCAACTTGGAGTCTTCTATGAATTTCATTTTTACCCGCAACACGAGATCCCCTTGATCTATCTGATGGTCTCCATCTGCACCCTTTTATAATCATTTGTTCGGCTAGACTAGGACCAGTATCACCACGATTATGCCATAATGAGGAGTCTAAAACTCCATATCGCATTTTTTCTCCATCTTCTATATCTAAAATCATATCTGCAAGGTTGTCTGCAGTAATTTTAGAAACATACAACTCTCTGTAAACTACGAGTTGCTGTAAACCAAAGAACTCCTGTATGAGAACCATATCCATAGTCACAAGCTCTAAACTTTACCCAACTGTTTGGTATGTCATAAGGTTCTACAACGTGTATATTACGATTAAATTCAGGAAACGCTGCACCCTCATTTATATCCCAATCACCTTCTAGCAGTTGCCTTCTTTGATGCTCTGGCAACGACAAAAGGTTGGCTTCATACATACCATCTTCTGCCAGATAGGGATTATCAAAGAGGGTGGCTGGAATAAATTTACGTTTGAACAGAGGCTCACCCTCTCTACTATGACCTTTCGGCCAAGTAATAACATTACCACTTTCTATATCTGTAGCCCAAAAAGACTTGTTGTGAACTCCAGGATCAATAAAGGTTTTCTTAACCCAACTATGACCTGGCCCTCCTGGGTTTGATGTAGCTCTCATGTACAAAGGTAAGCCACTAGCTTTTGTACTACGAAGACGTGACCTCATATAGTTCCAAGGATAAGGAGTAGGCCATTGAGTAAGTTCGTCAAATCCAATCCAGTTAAATGCCTGACCTTGGTAACGCATCACGTCATCATCACGGTCTAGGTATGACATCCAGAGAGTTGCTCCACTAGGTGCTACCCAAGTCTTGTCTCTCTCCATAAACTTAATTCCAGGAATTGCTTTGGGGTACAACTCTTTTGATACTGAAATAAGTTCTCTTAATTCTTCTGTGCTTCTACGTACAAGCAGCATACGTGCCTGAGGGTTATTTAAGTAACGTACTGGGTCAGCAACCATTGCGTAGGATTTACCACCACCAGCACTACCTCCGTACAACACTTCTTGTTCTGTGGCAGAAAGAAAATCTGTTTGAGGTCCAGCGTTAGGTTGAAAGATTATTTCTCGTACAGCTTTTTCTACATCAATTGATGGGGGCAATGGCTGCGCCGATACTACCTCTTCTGATTTTTTCTTCGAGCTTTTCCGCCTTTTCGAGAGCCTTTTTGTATCGCTCGGCAAGGTAACGTTGGTTTGAAGCTTCTCTCTTGTACTTTTCTTCAAGTTTAACTCTCTTGTATAATCCTACATGTGACATATACCTACCTGATTCGTTACTTAACCAGTTTGCTACATCTCTGTAACTGTACTGTTTAAGAAACTTTTTAGCTTGTTCATAAAGTTCAAGCTCATCCTGTATAGGTAAAAGAATCTCAGGATCATTAGGATCTTCTTCGTATCCAAAAGGAATTGTTCTGCCTACTCTAACTAAAGGGTACCAGACTTTATTTCCATCTACTCTTTCTGGAGCAGGAAGTCTCCAAGTTTTATGTGTCTTCATTTTCTTTTGGGGGTAAAATAAACAAAGGACTTTCTGACTTTACCTCAACTTTTTCTGTTTTAGCAAATCCAGCTCTGTCCAAAAAGTCTTTAGCAGCAGCCATCTTTTCTTTATTTCCCAAGTCTGTAGGATTTTGAAGTATCTCCATCATAGACCAAGCTGCCTGTGGTCCACGAGTTGCAATAAACTTTTTAGTAAGTTCTGCAACCTCATCAATCAGACTGTTCATAACGGTTGTTGAAGATGTACCCTCAGCAT